ATTTTAGTAGTAAAGTTCAATTCTTCAGAGTTTGCTTGTGCCTGCATTTTCAAACGCATGATACCTGCAACTGTCGGTTCAAATTCTACGTCCCAGTTTGCACCTTTGAAAGTAACATTTCTTACTTTTTCTTCAATGATTGCTTGTGACATCAAACGATAGTCGTTAACAAAGTCTCCTTGCTTAGTTGCAAAGTGAATCGCACTAGGAACTTCATTGCCATCTTTGTTTGCTTTAGTCATGTCGATTGTAGAACTATCATCATTGTAGACATCAAAGCCTAAAATAGTTTTTAGTTTAGTTAGATTCGGCATACCAAACGTTCCGATAAAATCTGCAACTGGCGTTTTAGTTTTGCCAGTCACAATAACAGATTTATCTTCTGCGATTGCATGAATTTCAGTTTCTGTATCAGTTCCCACGATCTTTACTAGATCAATGATGCCTAGACTATGCGTGTAACCGATGATGTCTAATAAATTATCTTTCATTTATACTCCTCGTAATGTATTTAGGTAGATATACTGTGTATTATATCTGGATTTATTGTGTAATGCAAGTACTTTGGTCATTGCGTTTACCCGAAACTAAACAACTCATCAAACGTTGAATTAGTGTCTGTGTTTGCTCTTAAATCCCATTTAAGAACTCCGAGTAAGTTGCTGATCTTTTCATCTACGAGTGTAGACTCCATTAAATTATCATCGAACGGCAGTTCTTTGAACCATTGAGGCAATCTAAGTTGATCAGTAGGATATGCAATACTTGTATATCCAAGAGCATTAGTCTTTAGTTTACATACTACGACTTTAAAGCCATCCATGATCTCCATTGAGTAGTTGTCACCATGAACACGTTTGAGTGTGTTCCAATTCATTGCCGCCCTCACGTGACCAGGCATGTTTGCTCGACCAGTTTTAGACTTTTTCTCTAACTGAGTGTAATGAGTTAACTTGTTTACACCCTTAGGAGAACCTTTTGTCCAAGAATCTTTGTCACCTAAGTGAAGTTTAAACTCTTTGATCTTTTCGATAATGTCCTCACGGCTTTTACCACCAAGAGCCATTTCTAACACTTCCATCAAAAAGTCTTGTATATACTTAGGAGTATCTGCTCGTTTGAGATCGAGTCCCATTGCTTTAACTTTCATTGCACCATTAGCATCAGTACGTTTGCCTTCATTGTCATAAATATTAATTGCATATCTTTTCTTAGTGATGAACAATCCTCTGTCCCCACAAACTTCTCTACCGCCTTTGATTATCTCACCTTTTTCACGCGGACAATGAAATGCTGTTTCCATAAAACCAGGGAAAGATATATTACATTGATCAGACATACTTTCATACAAATCAATAAACGTTTGCTTCTTGTCTTCTAGTGTCATGTCTGCGGGAAGTTCATCTTTCAACATAGGCCATGCAGAGAAATAACATGAGTCAGTATCACCATAGACCATCGAATCGCCTGTATGATCATATACCCCAGTCATTATCTCATTAATATATGCTGACATATGTTTTGTAACACTACGACCAGTCAATGTTACAGACTGTCCTATACGTTTATCATAGAAACGACAATGCTCATTCAAAAGTGCGCCATATGCTGAGTTTAGTAGAATCTTACGAACTAACTGTCTCTTGTCCCAATACTCAATGTCTTCTTTTGTTTTAGCCTCTCTGAGTTTGCCCTGCATAATCTTACGATCAGAATACCATTTAGACAACAGTCCGGGAATCACACCCTCAACATCTGATCTAAAGATTGTGCCATTAGCACTAAGAATGAAAGGATTATTTGAATCATAAATCCACTTCCATACTTCAGCCGCACTCTTCTCTTCTGAACTCCCATCTTCAAAATCAACTGTTAGCATTGTACCACGTTCCTGATTCTGAATTGCAGTATACTCAAGTGAGCCAAATAGTCCTTCCCATAAGATAGGACCTTCTACTGATGCATCACCTTTTTTGTAACGAGATTTCTTCTTAGCAAGTTCTAGTCCTTTTTCTTGCATATACTGCTCAGTCAATGTATGTTTTACTTGACCAACAATTGTTTCAGGCGCCATATTCAATGCTCGTATCACTGAAGGATACAGAGAGTTGATATCGACAGAACCTATCCAGTCATGCAACCCTTTCTTCGGAGTCATAACATAAGCACCTGCCGCTGTGCCTTCACTAACTGTATTGATGTTTTGTCTAATCTTGTTAGGCACAACAACACCACGTTCATGTGCTTCGTTCATAATAGCCATTTCAATCATAGCCACTGAACCCATGACAGTCGGAAGTAATACAGTATTCTCATGCGCCATCTGATTAGCAAGTTCAATAAACTGCAATTTATCATCTAGTTTTTTGAGTAGTAAAGTGTCCTGTCTGTTATATTCGATAAACGTTTTGAAGTCTTTGTTATACAACTGATCGAGTGATCCTTCATACTCAGTCTTCTTTTCACCGACTTCCATTTCACCAATTGCATCTAGTTTATAACTATGACGAGATTCATAATTATACTTCTTATAGAGTGCAAGATAATCTAAATGAATACGACCTACTAAGTCAAACGTTTCTTCTTCCTTACCGAACCTTTCATATGTTCTTTTCTTAGGATATTGACCTAATAGACAGAACTTACGAGTATCGTCTTTAGACATCACACGTGTAACACGATTGACCATATACGGAATATCATATCCTTCTGAGTTCCAACCTGACAACACATCTGCATCTTCGATCAAAGTAAAGAATACATCAAACAATTCTTTCTCTGTTCTAAACAACATTGTGTCAGGGAAGTCTTTGATTGCTTCTTGTGCAGTCTCATACGTCATATGAGAAGGCGGAACTGCTAGACAAACTAGTTGATCGAGCCAGTCTAAGTATAAACTGACAGCAGTTACAGGATTAAAAGGATCACTCGGAGGAGAGAATCCTTTTGCAGGGTCAAAGTCTACCTCGATATCAAAGAAACATGTATGCAGTTTCGGAGCATCGATTTTTAGATAGTTCTCACTTAGACATCGAAATACTATTGGCACATCACTCTCAAACAAACGTCTATTTGAATGAATTCTTTTCTCTTTCTCAAATTCACTTTGTTTGCGTGAGGAAAACTTAGTGACAGAAGTGTTATATAAAGAACGATGTTTACCTTTAGAATCTTCGTAATACAATACGTAGTTCGTAGGGTATTCTTTGAATTCCCTATTTCCTTCAGGCGTTCTCTCTACAACACAGATTCTATCCGCAGTTTTATCATGGATTGCATCAATATACGACATTAAATAGTTCTACCAACTGTCTCCAATATATCGTTTAGTTGCTCATGGTCAGCATTCGTATCAGTTAATTTGCTTTTGTGTGCAATTCTGATTGCTTTTTTTAGAATACCAGGTTTGATTTCAAGTTCTTCTGCAATTGCTTTTACAGTATCGTTGAGTCCACCATTAAGTGTCTCTACTTCATGCATTACTGCCATACCTTCGTTTACTAATTGCTTCAGTTTATTAACCTGCTCAGGGTTAAAGTATTTTGCTCCGGACATAATTACTCCTATAAATTTTAGTTTGTCTGCATAGTATATAGTACTCTGAGACAGGAGTCAATCTTTTTTTTGGACAGTTTACCCGTTTCTTTTGTCGATATCTTTGCAGATAGATTTCGCTAGGTCACTGCCTGTGTTAACGAATACAAAAGGGAATACAGCATGAATGAGGACTGCTATGCCAGTTAAGATCATAAGGACACCATAGGTCAAGGCGTTTTTGAAATGGGCGAAATAAGTCTCGCCGAGGGAGTGAGGGTGTTCAGTGAACTTACTGAAATATGTGTGGATTCTCTTTGCCATAGATTTTAATATACTTCCCAGCAACCATATCAGCGGCTGCCTCTATTGGTGATCCTGGATAACTATCTCCGGCTTTTATTAAATCCTTTTCCCCTTGGCGAATATGCACAAGTTCATGGAACACAGTTCGCATAATATCAATTAAGTTTCTATTACCATAGACCCAAATTTCATCAGAACCCATTACATGTTTGCCTGTGTGATGACCTTCTTGTGCTTCTTCAGTGTCATAACTAACTACAATCTTAGGCATATTTTCAATCTTTAAACGTTTGCCCATCCATTCAGCACCTTTCTGTGCTTCGTCTTCGATGCTTAACCCATCATCAAACATTTGATCAGATGCAGTTAGTTCTTGTCGTGCTTTATGATTTTGCCTGCCAGCCGCTTTTGCGTTATGATAAAGTTTACCTTTTTCATCGACATTGTACTGGTCACTTTTAATCTTAGGTAGTCTATTCTCTAAGTCTTTTAGCGGGGATTCTGTGATAAAGTCTTTTGCTCTCATGTTATTATTTATCATAAAATGCTTTTGGGAAATGTTTTGCTTGACTTGTATCGCATTAAATATTACAATAGAAACATGATATTACCTGAAGTAGAAAAAGCATTACACATAATCTGGGAACTAGAGTATGAGATGAATAATCCTCGTAACTGCGGTTATACAGGTTCTGATATGAAGAAGAAACTTTGGCAAATTAAAATGCGAGTAGATCAAGCAATTGCAAAGGCTCCTGAATATCATGGTGATCCAAACTACGAACAAGAATATCTTGTAGAGAAAATTAAAGGCAATGTATGAAGTTAGGCATTATCGGTAAAGGATTTGTTGGTTCAGCAGTCAGTCATGGCTTTAGTGTAGACACTGAACAAGTGATAGTAGACCCAAAGTTTACAGACAATAAACTTGAAGACTTGGCAGATACTGAGATTGTATTTGTATGCGTTCCTACTCCACAGCAAGATACACACTTAGATGTAGATACTAGCATAGCACGTTCGGTATTACAAGAACTCAATGAATTAGAATACAAAGGTGTAGTAGTTGTTAAATCCACTATCACTCCGCATCATCTAAAGCAGTTTAAGACACTTTACAACAAATTACGACTAGTATATAACCCTGAGTTTTTAACTGAAGCAAACAGTCTACAGGACTTCATTAATCCTAACATGCAGATACTAGGCGGAGAGTTACATGATTGTATAGAAGTAGAACAAGCATACATTCATTACAGCAAAGTTAAAATTGTACCCACATTTAAGACAGATTTGACATCAGCAAGTCTAATTAAATACACAATCAACAGTTGGTTAGCAACGAAAGTATCATTCTTTAATGAGTTGTTTCATTTGCATCAATCAAGTCATGCCGAAACATCATGGGAACAGTTTACAGATATGTTGAAACGTGACCCAAGAGTCGGTGATAGTCATATGCAAGTACCAGGACCAGATGGTCAGTTTGGATTTGGTGGGCATTGTTTGCCTAAAGATACAAAAGCATTACTCTACTATTCTAAACTAGAGGGTGCTCCATTAGACCTATTAGATGAAGTTGTCAAAAATAATAATGGTCTTCAAACTTAAGACTTTCTTAATTTCTTAATAAACTCTTTAGACTTTTCAGTACGAACACCTGTAACTTGTAGTGTTATACGAGGATGATGCCCTGCATTTGCTGTTGAGTGGGGAACGTCTTGCCATTTAAATGTAGTTACATCACCTGCTTTCCAATGTTCAAATGTATAGTTACCATAACTAAACCATTGACCGGGTCGCCAATCAGATAGTTGAATCATATAACGTTCTACAGTATCTGGATCTTCAAAGTTCCATTTCTCTAACTTGTCCATATGCAAGTTCCATACTTGACCTGGATTCTGTACATGAATTCTAGTCATCATGTCATCTAAGCCAAATGAATCTGCTATTGCTTGTAAATTAGCAGGTACTTCCCAATTAAGATTACTGACTACATAGTCGATACCATAGCCTGTCTTTTCTAAGTCATAGTCTTCTTGTACGAATTCATCTTCGCCTCTGACTTTAGATTCTTTCTTAGGATTACCTCTTGTACGCCAAGTTGCTTCTTTAGACTCTGCTACTAGTTGATCTAACTGTGACTGTTCTAATGCTAACTTTAATTGTCCTACTCTATCGACTGTATCATATAGAGGATGCATCAACTCAGGGTCAAAGTGATAATTACTTCTTAGTTTTAATTGTTCCCAACTGCTTTGTGTCATAATATTATTTTTACTTTAATGTCTTTTTCTTTGTAGTTTTGTTGATATTTCTCATCAGGAGTATTGATGCTTGTCCAGTCTGCTAATTGAACATTGTTATATACTTCTTTACCTGTATGATTATACCATGCTTTCATTATATCTCTATTCTGATCGTCTATGATCTTACTCATTTCTTTTAGATTTACGTAGTATTTATGATACAAAGGATATGTGATATCAAAATGCCCACATCTTACCCACCAACCCAAACATGCATCATCATCTCTGTGAACTAATACTATAGGGCAGTCGGGCCAATTCTCTTTGAGAAAATCTATATGATGTGCAAACACATGACTCTTAACAATACGCACACCGTCACCTGAGAAAGGTCTATCGAACTCTGCTTCACATTCTTCTTTCGTGTATTTGTTCAGATTATCAAAGAAATCTCCAAACTCCATACCTGGATCAAAGTATGCACCAATATGCATCAAGTCTAATTCTCCGCCTGCATCATGCCAATATTCTCTTTCTTCACTA